CTAAGGTTGGTTATCGTGGCTGTAGAATTGCCACCAGTAAAAACTAATCTAGCTTCATTACCGCCTACATCTTCAGCAAAGATAGAGTTTGTATATGCACCGCCTGAATTTTTAAATGATAAACCTCTATCTAAAGTATTAGAACCAGTTTGTATTTCAAGCATGTTTCTGCCTGTATTAGTTGCATTACCTACATTCAAAATACCATTAGATGATATTGCTTCTCCTGTAATATTTCTTGATCCATCAATAACAGTAGTAGAGCCAACTTCTATAGTGGTGGCATCTACATTTCTTGAAGAATCTATAACCTCAGTGCCGCCAACTGATAGCCCACCGCTAATAATATTAGTACCGCCTATTGAATCCCATTCTTGTACAGCAGCATTGTTATAGTACATCTCAACACCGCCTGTACCGTTATAAATAACTAAGCCATTATTTTGTTGAGCAGATAAAATATACCAATCATTTCCGCTTTGACTAATACTTAAATCTGAAGTTCCATCGGTTAAAGTAAAAGTTCCGCTACCATCAATATTGCCTACGCTTATATTATCACCAGTCTCTAAATAGCCTGCTGCTGCATGATCTCCCCAACCATAAGCTGTATTCCATTGAGTAGAATTACCGCCTGTAGCTGTAACTGTAGAAGCACTGGTTACTGATCCTGTAAAATTGGTAGTTCCATCCTGATCTATTGTTAATGCTGTACCGCTTGCACTTGCTATAACAAAATCATCGCCTGTAGTTGCAGTAGGAGCATCGTTTTTAAGAATCCATTTATCTACACCCTGATTTCTAAAGGTGATCCCAATATCTCTATCATTATCATTATTAAGAACTAAGGCTTGGTTATTACCTGAGTCGGGTGTACTTGTTAAAAGTAATGCTGGTCTACTTGCATCGGCTGTAGTTGCAGTTATCGCATGAGAGAAATCAAATCTATCAAAAGTAGAATCCCAAGTTAAAGTAGCATCATTGGAAGCATCTACAGCATCTTGAATAGTTAATCCTGCACCATCAGCACTAGCAGAAGTGTCACCAGTTCCATAATTAACTGTAATATTTTTATCTTTAACGTCTAACGTAGAAGTATTAACTGTAGTGGTAGTTCCATTAACAGTAAGATCTCCGCTAACAATTACATTATTAGAAAATGTTTTATTGCCTGCTATAGTTTGTGCTCCAGTAGTTCTAACAACTGTAGAATCTACATCTAAAGTCTGAACATGAGCTCCAGCAGTAGTAACTACAGTTCCATCTAGTCCGTCTCCTGCTGTTATAGAAACTGAAGTAATATCGCCTGTAGGAGCATCCTGAGTAGCATCCCCATCGCTTACATAGAATCCATCGCCTGTAGTATCGGTAACGGTAATAGTTCTGGATGCTGAAGAAGTGACTTTATTTCTAGTGGAGTCGTAAGAACCATCGGTAGTAGAAACCTCTGACTTAAATAGATAAGTAGTGCCGCCTGTAGTTCCAGTTAAGGCTTCAGTATCAGTAATAATAGTTAAAAAGTTTGTATCTACACATCCTGAATCTTTAACAATGGATGCAATAGAAAAAGAGAAATCAGATATTTCAGTATCAGTAGTAGTTAGATATTGTACGGATGTTGGAGTTCCAGAATCTACTCTGGTAAATTCTTGGGTTGCTAATGTTGAATAGGAGCTTCCATCATCGTCTGAATATTTAAGCGTAAGCGTAAAATTATTAGGTATATCTGCTAATGCAGCAGTCTCTAATTCTCCTGCTGTTATATCTGGATCACTGCTGCTCTCATAACCTGAGAAAGCTGTGTTTAATTTTACCTTTATTTCTAAAGTGCTATTTTCTACAAGAGATACGCTTAAAGTTTCGCTATCACTTGCAAGAGTTTTTGTAACTGTTTGAACTCTGGTATTTGTTTTGTCGCCTATCTCAGAAAATGCTTCATCATCAAAACCAGTATCAGAATCAAAAATTAGAGTTCCATCTGATTTATAGATTTTAAGCCTTCGCATGGAAACAGTTCCGTCTGTTTCAACTTGGAATGGAGCATCACCTGCTGCTGCGGATCCAGCCCACATTCTATAAGTGGAGCTAGAGATACCGCTCATTTTAGCTACTGTTTCGCCTGAACCTGCTGTAATTGTGGTGGATGCTTTTATCTTGCCGCCATTAATAGAATTAGCAGCAATTTGAGCAGAAGAGATAGATTTAGCAACAATTTTATCTGCTCCAAGAGTTCCGTCTATTAGTAAGTCACCTGCGATAAAGTTATCTACAGTGTCAAAAGAAGTACCGTTATAAATGTAGCCTTGAGAAAATGGCTCTTCAGTTGCATCGGTTTGAATAACAATAACCATATCATCTTCAATAGGATCTCTGCCAAATTCAGTATTGAATTGACCAGTAGTAGGAGCATTAACGTTACCTGTTTTCTCATATCTAAAAAATCCACCAATATTAAATCCTAAATCTGGCACTGTAACTGGCTGATCTGCAATAGAAAAATTTAAAGATGCTGGATCTGATTCTGATCCTGTTGTTGTAATAGTGCTTACTTGTATTTGATAATCGTTAACTGGTAAAAAGTTTAAATCAACAAACTCAGTAGATGTAATCTTGGAAAATACTTGATCTCCTATTGATCCACCAGACTCAGTATAACAATTTGCTCTGAATTCTTTTGCTGGAGAGTTAGCATTTTCAGTCCAAGTTACATAAGGTCTACCAGTTGCAGAAGCATTTGAATCTGTAAAAGATAAATTTGTAGGTGGTAAGGCTTCAGTTCCAGTAGGAAGATCTGGATCTTCTCCAATAGGATCTTCAGGTGGATTATCATCCCAATCATAGATATTAATATATTCAATAGCCTGTATATTTAATAAGCCATTATTTAATAAATTAATTGCTTCAATTCTATAAAAATCACCGCTTAATCCTAAACCTGCATAAGTAATATCAACAATATCTCCTACTGATAATCTAAATAATTGTGGAGTTGCAAGAAAAGATATTGTCTTTTGATTTCTGGATCTGCCTAAAATGGCATAACCCATATTATATGCAATATAAGGGTTGGTTATAAAATCAAACTCAACCTTAGCTTCTAATATTTCACCACCGTCATTATCTGCAAAATCAGTGAAAGTACCATCATCATTAGGATCATGAAAAACGGTAACTGTATCTGCTTCATATTTCTTTTGACCGTTGAAATAATTAACTATTACTTTGTTATATTTCTTCTCTTTATCTTCATATTGAATCTTTATGCTTTCTTCGCTAACAATATGATCGTCTGTAATACTAAAAACGGATGAACCAGTATCTTCAATTAAAACGTGATATTGCCCATTTAAGTAATTAAAGAAACCTCTAATATTAGATAATAAATCTCTGGTATTCTCTAAGATATTTTCATTGGTATCTATAACACCGTTACAATGAAATCGTTTTACCTTTCCTCTTGTTGTACCGTCTTCATCATCGTAAGTAGAAGTTAAAACATCTTTTAAAAATATTCTATAAACAAAAGATTCTGTATGTGGTCTAAATCTTTGAACATCGGTAACGGGAACATCGGTATATTCATTATCGTCTTCTGAATCTCTTAGTGATAAATAAACTCCTGTTTTGATTTTATTCCATGTACTAGAGTCAACATCAATATAGTTGTTGCCTGAAGTTCCGCTAAATGTAGTAGCTGAATAAGATCCAGCATATTCAGGAATGTCTACTAATTCATCGGCTGTATCTGCTGCGGTTTGAAATGATTGCATATTAACTAAGGATGCAGCTAATCCTTTACCGTATTCATCATTGGTAACGTAATCTAAAAGAGCTAAAGCAGCATTATCTGACCATTCAAATGTACTAGGATCATCTATTCTATGATCTCCACTACCACCGCTTATTGATCCGTCTAATCTTGGATCATAAAGTTTCTTTCCTCTAACATTAACTGTTAACTCTGGTGTAGAGCTAAACATTCCTCTGCTATCGTATTCAAAAGAAGCTGCAATATAAGCGATTCCTCTTAATCTATGTGCTGAAGTCCATTTAGATAACGAAGCATTAAGCATGGGATCTGCTGTTTGTGTGCTTGATCCATGATGGGCATTGAATACCATTCTATAGCGTTTAGTAGGATCTGTACCGCTCTGACCGCCTGTGCCTGCATTATTTTTGCCTATTTGAGAAGCAGTACATAATGATCCTGCCCCTGAAGCTATTTTGTCTGAGCCTGCATAGTATCCATCTCTAAATACTTTTGAATCTTTAATAGATACACCATTAATTTCTATACTTTCTAAATCAATGTTATCTACTTCGCCAACACTTAATCCGTAAACAACAAATAATTCCTTAGAATTACCAGAGTCAGTGTCCATGTATAAAAGAGTTGAGCCAACTCTTCTAGTTCCGTAAATTACTGGAATTTTGCCACCGTCTGCCGTTTTGGTGGCTAAAATATCTTGTCCCTTTTTTTGAAGTTTCCTAGCTTGTCTCCAGCCTTTAATTCCTGTAGCTAAAGTAATGATCTGTACTATAGCCATAATGGTGCTAAAAATTCCCATTAACTACCCCACCTTATATCGGCTTTAGTAACATGAGCAAATTCTAGCCCTTTATCGCCTGAGTATTCTTTTTGTTGAGATTCATCGGTGTAATGCCTGCCCTTAGTTAAGTTCCAATTTGACCAGTGATTACCTACAGAAACATTAATCACTGAAGAATCTTTATTTTCTGTTATTTCAACTGTTTTTATATTTCCAGAAAAGAATGTAAAAGCATCAATAAATGAATCATTGCTATCAAAGAAGCCTAAATAAATTTTAACTTCATTGTCTATATATTGTTCGTTTTGAAATTCTGATCTAAATGTAGAGCTAACGTTAGTAAGTTGAATTGTTGTTTCTTCAGCCCTAAGCTCTCCTGTTTCTGGTGTTGTAGATACAGATACTAATTCACCTGAAGCAGTGTAAGTATTAGCATTATAAGTAACATCAAAAGCATGATCTGTAATTCTATAAGTGCTTGATAAGGATAGCTGTACTAGAAAAGCAAAAGTATTGTTATCGTTTGCAAGTTGTGTATTTAGACTCGCACTTAATCCCCTGCTCATTCAATGACTTCTCTCAATTCAAAATTAATATAATAAAATCCTGCCGTATCTATAGAATAAGTGACATCGCCAACAAGGTAAACCTTAAAAGAAGGTTTATTTAAATCTACAGCTTCGGTATCAGCTAAAGTTTCTACTAAACTTGGCTGAATAGTTACAGTAGCATTACCGCTTCCATCTGAATCAGTATCAGCAGTAACCATATAAACTTTGTTATGTCCGCCAAACTCAATTAGATCTCCAGCTTTTAGAACACCAGTAGTAGAAAGCTCAAAACCTGTTAGGTCTATGCTTGAATCACCTACGCTATGAGCACCGTTAACTGTTTTCCCTGAATTAGTGGCATCCGCACCTCTATTAGCTTCAGGATATTGATAGCTAAAAGTATCAAAGGAATTCTGTTGTTTTTGTAAAAAAGAGAATACTTCCAATCCGTCATCTTTTGTTAATGGTGGCAATGTTACAAATAAAGTCCAGTATTGAGATCCATAAGCTCTAACAACTCTTCTACCTGAAGCAGTATGATTCATTAGAGTAGGTCTATTATCTTGGATTCTTATAGAGCTTGGTTTTATTGTATTTGGAAAAGTGCCACTCATTACATAATCCCCATTTTGCCCCTAGCATTAAAGGCATTATTAATCATAGCAGTTATCATTCCTTTTCTGGATTCTAATAATTCATCAAAACCTGTAGCATCTACAGTATTAATATTGAATGTTACATTAGCACCGCCCATAGCAGATTGCCCTTTAGTATGATCAATGATGGTTTCATTTGGATGCACCATTGTCATAAATCCACCCTTGCCATCTATACCACCTGCTCTAACTCCATAGCCTGTAAATCCACCACCTTCAAAGCCGCCACCAGCTAGAAAGTTTAAAGATCTGCTATCAAAAAAGCCACCAATACTACCTATAGAGCCTTTAATAGATGAAACCATTTTCTCTATTATAAAAACTTGTATTAATTCATTGATAACTGCTCTTGCTACGCTCATAGCAAGATTTTTAAAATCTAAAAATTCTTTGTTTGTAAAATCAAAAAAGCCTTTGAAAGCTGCTGTTAATTCACCTTCTATTGTGTCTGCAAATTGTTTAACTACAGTGATGCTTTCTTTGATCTCATTATCTATACCATCTAATCCAGATTTTAAACTTGGATAATCAAAATTTTTAAAAGGATCTGTATCTTCCATCTCCTCTAAAGTTTTTTGAATTTCATTAATGGTATCTTGTATTTTGACTGGATCTTTTTCTGTTAATAAAGAATCTAGCAAGCCTTTTGGTAGAGCTCTTACTTCTCGTCCAAATTCAACCAAGTTCTGTAAAATATCGCCTACAGCGTTTAAGGGTGTTAATTGAGCTCCAAGCTGCCCTTCTTGATCTTGTATATTAGATAAAGTGGTTTGTAATTGCTCTAATTGATCTTGTAGTTGTAATCTAGTTCTCTTTCTTTCAACCAAACCTATAGCATCTAATAAATCTAAAAAAGCATTTGCAGTATCTATGACAACTACTTGCAACGGCAACAATACCAATCGCTTCATCTCATTCATCGTGTCGTTGAATATCTCAGCTTGTCTAATAGTTTCTTCTGGTATAACTCCAGTTGCAGATTGCATGAGTTTATCTAAGGCTTCTGATCCTTGCCCTAATGTTGATACTAATGCAACACCCTCAGAGTCAAAGAATTTAAAAGCTAATCTAACTTTTTCTCCGCTATCTTTAGTAGCAAGTAGACCGTCTGAGACATCTTTTAAGACGTCTTCTATTGATCTTGCATTACCCTCAGAATCGTTAAGAGATATACCTAATTGCTCTAAAGCTGCTTTTGCTTCACCAGTTCCGTTTCTAGCTTCTGCAACTCTCCTAGTGAACCTTTGCAAGCCCATATTAAGAGTATTAGTAGCTATTCCAGTTTGTTCGGCTGCAAATTGCATCCTCTGAAGAAAATCAGTTGCAAGCCCTAATTTATCTGCTGTTTTACCAAGATCATCGGCAAGCCTTAAGGTTTCATTGCTAAAAGCAACTATTTTCTGAACAGCAAAAACACCAGCAAAAGCACCTGCCAATTTTTTCATAGCATTTTGAGTTACATTGATATTTCTATTTACAGAATTGAAACCGCCTTTAGTTTGATCATTAGCAGTAATTCTGAGCTTGTAATTAGTTGCCATTCTTTATTTGCCTATTCTTTTCCTGTAAATATGCTAGCCATCCAGTATATTCTGACAAGGACATCTTTTCTTCTAATTCTCCTACAGTCATATGTAGGAGTTCAGCTAGGTAATATCGTGCAAATAAATCCTTGTCTTTTGCTACTTTTTTGCTTGCTCTTCCACCGTTGGGGAAAGCAAGATTTCTTGTGCTACTCTAGCAAGCACGTCTTTATCTACTCCGTTCATTAAGGTATGTTTGTCACTTAAGTCAAACACCTTATTGCCCTCACTATCTAAAGCCTTATGAATTAGTGCATAAGCCATTAATGCTACATCGTCATTTTTTGCATAAGATTGCAATTTAGACATTTCAGCAAGCGTTAACGGCTTTGCATAAATTTTAAGAACTTCATCGCCATCGCTCCATTCAGGTATTTCAATCTCTTTAATTTCAAGAGAGTCAAAATGTGCCTTCGCTCTATCAATAATTTTCATCGTTAGACGGTTGTTTCGCTTAGAGCTCCGTTACCCTGCACAGAAATGCTTGCTTCAACTAAACCATCATATGAAGCTGATCTTGAAACACCAGTAACAATAGCAGAACCAGTATAGTAAGTATCTCCTGAACCGTCTCCCTCTGGATAAAAGTTTAGAGTAACCTCTGAACCTATGCTTAATGCTCCTTGACCTGAAGAATCTGTTTCATCCCAGAGAACATCAATAGTTCCAGAAAAAGAAGTTAACGATGATAGATACGTTCTAGCTGAATCACCAAGACTTGTATCCTCTAATACGTCTGCTGATTCTTCAATAGAATAAGATCTTATTTCTGCAATAGCGTTAGAACCAACCTTAACAGTTCCTTCACTTCCTTTATGAGTCGCCATTTTCTACCTCTTTTTTCTTAGAAGAAGATTTTTTTTCCTTTTGGGCTGCTTCTTCTTTCCAACCCATATTCTTAAGACTTTCAACCTTTGAAGGATGAGCATCTATAGAAACTTTGCCGTCTGGTGAAATTAATTTCATAACTTACCTCTATACTGCTACATCAGGGGCATTTTCAGCCGTCATGTAGCTTACGTTAAAATTCAAAGTGATTACCGCTACTGGCAATTCACCTTCTCCATTGTAATCTATTTCTGTAGATTCTAAATAACAATCTTTAGCTAATCCGTTTAAAGTTGTATCTGTTGCTAGTGCTGCTTCTACTTCTTTTGCGATTGTATCAACTGTATCATCACTATTAGTTGTAGCTTTAACATAGCCCTCAACCGCTAAAGTTAAAATTCTTTCTGTTGTTCTTGCAGAACCAATGACTATAGGCTCTGAGACTTCTGACTTTGTATAAATTAAAAGAGTTGGCGATAGATCTACTTGTAAAGGATAAACTCTGGATTGATATACCCTAGATCCAGTAGTTGTTAAGCCTGTTAGTGTAGTTCCTACCTGCTCTCTTATTTGTTGACGTACATGATTTGCCATTATTGCTCCTCAAGTACCAAAACCACTATTCCTGTATTATCTGGCTGTACGTTTATAACTTTATAAGTGGTTTGAGCTTTAATTGTAGTACCGTCTAAATTTGTTACAGCATCTACAACTAAAGTATCTCCATGACCAGCATTAGGTACATCCGTTGCCTTTGCATGAGCCATAGGCTGACTACCTTCTATTTCTACTGTTTCAGTGGGGATTGAGTAATATTGTTGATCCATTACGACCTTGATTGTCGTTGCCGAACCCCCTAAAGGAGTATAGCTTGCAGATATTCCATGCCCAAAATCCGCATCCAAATATCCATCAAAGTCACGATCAAACTCTACAGCCATTACTTAGCTCTTTTCTTGATCTTAGGTGTGTCTGATTTTTTTAAACCTACGCTTCTGTTAGTTTTTTTAGGTTTAGGCTGTTCTTTATAGAGTTCAGCTTTTTTGCAAGAAATTAATTGATATGCTGTTGCATCATCTAATTCAACAATATCTCCTGCTCTAACTCTTTCTTTGTTTGCAATAGTATCTCTTAAGATTAAATATTTCTTCATTTCTTTAGAAAAGGTGGGGCTTTTAACCCCACCATTTTTAGTAGTTAACATTAACCGTCGTTTCCAAGACAGAAGCTAACAGCATTTCTAACTGCAACGTCTATCATTTGGATTCCAACAACTCTAACTGTTCCAGAAGAACTGTTAGTGTAAGGATCAACAATTAGCTCAACTCCACCAAATAGACCAATAAGAAGGTCTGAGAAGTTACCAAAATAGTGATCACCTGAAGTTGGCTGGTTAGAAACAACAACACCATAGTTATTGATTCTACCGTCTCTATCAACGATGAACTGAGCTGTACCTGTAGCTTTCTCAGTTGTTTTAAGAGAGCCGTAATCGTCTGCTCTTAGAATGTAAGAAAGGTTACCTAGTAAAGCGTTATCAACTGCAACCTGAGATTCCATGTTTACTGTTTCAGCCCATGTTGGGTTAGCACCAGCAAAAGTTACAGTGTTGATACCAGAAGTGTTTTTAATACCAGTTGGGTTACCTGAAGTACCTGATCCCTCTAAAGCACCTAAGTCAATAGCAAGAGCCATAGATTG